GGTTCCAAAATTGTTGCTGGAGGAGTTTCAGTTTTACCTGCACCCAAAATCTTTATTTTAAATGAAGAGTTGATATAATAATCTTTTCTGTCGTCTGCTTTTAGAACAATATAATATTTGTCTTTTACATAAGAAATATCCACATCCTTAACAGTGATAGTATAGTCTTTTTCTTGTCCGATAGATCCTTTGGATGCTCTAACGGCAACTTCTTTATTTACTAAATTCTTTTTTAGATTTTGGCTAAATTCTCTTTTTGCAGATTCTTCTTCTGCGCTGACTTTTGTTTGAAATGCTACGAAGTCTTTAACTACACTATAGAATTTAACGTCTGGACTTGGAGCTGGAGATACAGCAGTTGGTTCTGCGCCAGGACTCATGTTTCCGGCAGCAGCTGGGTTATTTCCCCAAGTATCTTCATTTAAAATTTTTACAGCGATATCTTTGAGGTTCATATATTATTTTCCCATTCTGTTTATTTTCTTGGCAATTTCTTTCAAACGAGCATGTATTTCTTTCATGTCCGGTTGTGTTCTAGCCCACAAATTCTGAGTGGAATATCCACATTCAGTTTTTAGTTTTTCACACAACTCAACTAAATATTCGACTTCACCAAGCATCTTTTTGGCTTGGTTGATTCCATACGAAATCTTAGCATGATTCTTCATCATGTCATTTTCTTTAAAATTACGATAACGGCTACGACCTTCCATTATATCAACGTCGCGACGAACAGTTAGTCTTTCACCTTCACCGACCGTAGTATCGTCTGTATCTTCTTTACCAACAACTTTACCACCGGGCATACTGCGTTCAGCAGATTTCTTTTTGCTTTTGTGACCACGGAATGCAGCCGGTGTCATATATCCACCAACAGCTCCCGTAGAAGTCATTTCATCTAGCACTTCTTCTACAAGTTCACGAATAAGTTGGTTTGTGTCAGTTGACATGTTATTTAAAATTCTTCAACTCTTTAACCAGTTCGTAACTCAACATAAGTGCCATGATTTGATTTTCCTTGACCAACGTACCCTTGGTAATCTTCTCTAATTGGTTTAAAGTTTCTTCGATCTTTATTTTGACAACGTCGTTATCTATGCTGTTCTTCAGCTCAGTTATTTGCTTACGTACTTCGGGAACTTCTTGGTTGATATACTCTCTTAGTGAATTTGTATTGCTTACATTATTGATGTACTCGCGAATCAAAATCTTCTGCTTGTCGTCCAAATTCTTGTATTTTTCGTTGAAAGAATCGACCAATAGTTTATAAGCCAATAGACGAACATCTTCGTTTTGTTGCTGATATATCTTGACCATGTCTTTCTTTTCGTCTTCGGAAATGACTCTGGTGGGATTCTTGGACAACAACATGCTTTCGGTGATACAATTGCGAGCTTTATAAACTTCTCTTGGATCGCACGCTACTTCATTTATGTTTTCTTCAAATACTTTATATATAGATGCAAGTAGTTTGTAGTTTGATATGCTACCATTTAAAAATGCTTCAATTGGATAATTTTCTTTGATTTCCTTGATCAACTCATATTTTTGTTGATTTAGTGCTCTTTCATTCAACTTGTTTCTAGTTCTTACGATTGTCTCAAGTAGTCTGTCTGCGGCGAATTGGTCTTTTACTTTATCTTCTAGAATGATACGATACAGTCGATTTTCTTTTCCAAGGTCGGTTGATTCGGTGAAATACTTACGAAGAATACGATTTGCGGTAGATTCTTCTTTTCCGGCAAGAATGTCGGCGGTAACTTGACGAACGAGTAGTTCGAACAAAATTCCGGCGTTTTTAAACTTGGAATGCTTGAGTTTCTTCATACAATTTTAATTATAAATATATTATAGCTAGATAAAAACGACAGATTATATAGGTTTATCTTCCGAAATGATATTAGACTCGTCCAATAGCGATCTTTTTTCGGTTATTACGGTTTTGGATTGGGTGTTATACCTTTTCTTTAAGGTACTTGTTATACTCTTCAAATCTTCTTCCAAAGACAACGAGGATCCTCTATATGTATGTCGAATAGAACGGTCGGATTTAGACTTTTCTTTGTTTTCTTTAGCTCCAAGCGGGTCTTCTCCCCAGTTTTTTTCACTTCTGGACGTATATTTCTCTTTATTTCCCGTTTGGTCACGCTTTCCACGGTCACGATCTTTTTGAGTTTCTTCTTCTAATGGAGGCAGTTCACCGGCATCTCCGCCGCCAGCGTCGGCACCGGCATCAGCTCCACCACCAGCATCCATCTCGTCGCCACCACCCCCGCCGAGGTCCGACATTCCTCCACCCAAATCTTCTGGAGCAGCGTCGCCGCCAACCTTTTGATTGCTTGTTGCCGGATCATTACCCTCATCTTTAATTTGCTGACGACGCCATTCTTGCTTCTTGTCCTTGATAACATCGTCTTCAATGCCTTCAATGTCGTCCGATGACATATTAAATATCTTATTATATATCCACTTGCGACTAAACATCTCAGAGTCCATCATATCCGATGCAACGGTCATCTTGTCTTGCCATATCGCGATCTTCTCTTGTTCAAATATTGTGGACGGGTTGCTTAATTCCAATTCAAAATCAACTAGTGATGCGTCTTGGTATCCTTGTACATATAAGTGGACAATGGCGATCTTTGTTAATTCAGAAACTAGAATGCGTTGAATGCGACCAATGGTTCTACTAAAACGAACATCTTCTGCCGCCAAGGTCGCTTTTCCAGAAATGGTTTCATCGTAACCCAAGAAAGCTTTTGGAATCTTGAGCGCGGCCATCATTTTGTTGCGAACATACTCCAAGTCTTCGATACCGGTAAAATCCATGCCTGGTAATGTATCAATCTTGGTGCCGCTATCGCCGCCGCGAACTGGTAGATAAAAATCTTCCACCATATTATTTAAATTAAATCGTAGATTATAGTCTCCAGTTCTTTCGTCGATGTAAGGAACTTTCTTTACTTGAGAGATTACCTTTTGCATTGCGCCGTCGATCTCCGACGGCGCTAGATTGCCAACGTCGATGGAAAAGATACGTTTTTCCGGCGCTCTCATGATACGGTGAATTAACATCGCGTCTTCCATCAAACTCAGTTGTTTCCACACACGACGTGCTGGTTCAATCATGCTCTTGCCATATGGCAAAAAGTTACTATCACTCAGCAAACGAAAGTGTGCTATTTCGAAATTTTCATATTCCATTCCGCCGCCCAATCCGTCATGTTGGAATTTTACATAATTGATATTCTTTGGATCCGAACCTTCTACACGAGTAAGCTCATATGGGCTGATTGGATGTACTAGGTATACACCATATTCCGGTGACACTTCCAATCTTAAAAAGAAATCTCCATACTTGCACATGTTGCGCGTCCATGACCACAAATTGAATTCAATGTTTAAAATATCATTGAACAAATTTTCCAGAATCTTCTTGATGTTCTCATTCTGAGAACGAATGGTCAACACATGACCAAATTCGCTTGGGACTAAACACTCATCTGCATAAATGTCGAGTGCACTTGCAATAATTGGATCCATGTCCATCACGTCGTAATCTCGGAACAACTCAAGTCGAGCGGCTTGATATGCCATCGACATGTCTCGATTATGTAGATTATAAGTCGAACTTCTTAAACGATTGAAACGATCACGCAAACTATTTCTGTCTGTTGCGTATTGAATTTCATCCGTATCTACAACCTTTATCTTTTTACCGCCCACATTACGAACGATAACGTCCGTAGAAAACATCTTCTTCAGTCTATTAAATAAGTCTTTTGAATCAGCCATAAGTTTGTCTGTATATATATGAAGCGGTTACTATATAAATATATAATTGGACTATTTTTATCTAGATAATAAAGATTAACGTTAAAACTATTATATTAACCACCGAAGATCCATTTTATCACCACCCCGAATCTGCATTTTCCACGAGTCCTGTGGTATGCCATATACGTTGTTTGATTGTTGTGTCATAAGTGGCTTAAAATTACTTTTGATGGCGTCGCTTGACGACGACCCCACCTTACCCAATATGGTTTTCATTATACTATCGCTGTCTTTGCGTAATCGCAATGCCACGTCTCTAATCCACAGCGCTATTCCCATGGCTATAACCAAGTCGTCATTATAACCTTGCATAGCCTCTGCCTTGGACGATGTACCCGAAGATTTCCATATAAAAACGTTTAGTTCCTCGATTAGTCTTTTGCTGTGTATAATAACTTCTTTATTTCTTATATAACTTTCAAGTTTTGATATAACAAGCGGTCTAGTCTTGTTAGACGTGGTAAACCCAGGCGTCATCTTTTTTTCCAAACTGTTGATTTTGTTCGTCATTTGATTTTCTACATCAACATACTGTAGATCAGAAGAACTATAAAAAAGATTTGGATAGTTTGAATCCAACACTTCTTGTATCACCGCCCAACCAACGTTTGCATTTTCTATGACCAACAACGCGGAATTGTATTCGGTTGACATCGTCATCAGTGCTCTTGCATAATCTTTGGTTGGCAATTTACCTTTGTACTCGGCAACTTGTTCCATCGTTTCAATATCAAGAATCTGCGCGGCTGAAAAATCTTGGGCATCTCCGCGTGCAACGTCGGCAGAAACCATGTATGATCTGCCCGGTTCTGGATATTTGTATATCCAATATCCTTTATCTATTCCACGTTTTTCTATTGGTTCCAACACATGAGTTTTTGCATACCAGTCGAGAACTGGAATATCAATAACCGTATTACCGGATGTACTGAATTCACAATCGCATTCTTGTGCCGCGCCCTTTTCTCCAGATAGCTTTGTTTGTTCATCGCGCCATTTCTGATCTCGCTCCGGATGCATGTGCCACGGAAGACTAATACGATTCATGTCGTTTAATCCTTGTTCAGATTCGGTCCACAATTTATGAAAGAAATTACCTACACCGTTTGGTGTAGATAGAATAATAGCCTTACCACCAGTGGACAATGTGTACTGTGCAGACAACCAGATTTCTTCAATACCATCGATGAATGCGGCTTCGTCTATGATTAGTAGAGATAGCGCAGAAGAACGACCGGATGTACCGGCAGAAGATGCCGCTTTAATTTCCGACCCATTCTTTAACTTCAGAGACAATCGATTGTCTTCGACAGCCGGAACTTTCAACCAGCTTGGAAGATTATCATTGGCAAAACGAACTTTGGTTACAATCGCTTTGGATGTTTCTTGCGTAATACTCAAACACAATATTTGCTTGTCGCTGTGAAACGTCATCAGCCACATCGAATAGCCAGCGACGAGGGTAGTGATACCCATTTGACGAGATTTTAAAATAATATTTTGGTTGTGCTTAACGAAATCTTCAAGTGCAAGATCTTGGAACGGATATGTCAAGAAAGGCAAAGTTCCACGTGTAGGATGTTGAATCTTGACATACTTCTTCATGAAGTATATTGGATCTTTAAGACACTTCGAGTATTCTAACTTGATTATATCTTTTAAATTTTGAGTAGTTGCCATATTATGCTTCTCCCAATTCGTCGTATCTCAAATACAATGGAGACGTATGATCAATAAACAAAACATCCGGTATATCTTCATGTACATCCTCGCGGAACTGCCGAGCTGATATGTCGAGTATTTTTCCTTCTACACTAACCCAGTCGTGACTCACTTTATATTCATCTCCAGAAAACTCATCGCATTCCATATACTTCTCGGCATTTGGTTCATCCAACGCAAATTCTCCCATTACATGCGTTGCGTTTATTTTGTATTTTGTCAATTCTTCGGTCAAATCTTTAGCCATAACCCCACAATACCCAAACGCATTTGGATATTTGCGATTAACTCTTTCTGCAATCGCCAGTATTATATTATTTTGTGGCAAGAACTTTGTTAATTTCTGCATCTGTTTTCTTCAGTTCTTTTTGAGCCGATTTTATTTTCTTTAAGCATGTGACAAAATCTTTGTTTATTTTTTTAATCAGGTCGTCACGAGCTTCATTAGACCATTCTTCTACCATACCATTTGAATTGGCATATGTAAGGGTTTTGGAATCTTCACTTGCCAAGTAATCTTTGCTTTCTTTTAGTTTCTGCCGAATATCATTCAAATAAGATATTTCGTTCTCAATTAACTTTTTGGTCTCATACAATTTAAATTTGCCGTTGATTCTGAGGTTCGTTTCCTCCTCGACCAAACAATCCAAGCACTTATTTGTTTTAAAAAACATCTTACGATCTTGTTTAGTCCCCCATCGGATTTCACAGTTGCACGATGTGCATTTTTGGTTCATCTCGGTGCGGACAATATCCATAACTTTAGTAACAGTTTGTGCACCATTCTCTTTTTGAATCCATTGTTTTCCAAGATGATCCGTCCAAGTTTCTCCGACTTGGCGGATGATATATTTGTCTTTATCACCAGTATATCCGACTTGTAAGAATGGTCGTTCGCCCTTGAGCATTTTACCAACCATCTCTATATTTGACATGTTTTGACCGTGCTTCATAATATTTTAGTTATAACCTTTCCTATATATATGAACTCCGGTGGAGTTTTATACCAAAACTACTTTATTTTATCTGTAATTAGAGAGTAATACCGTCGATATCAACGAAAACATGTTGATTCAACGGAAGATATGACTTGTTGTATATAAAGTTGTATGAACCGACTCCATATGCCAGTTTGTTGTTGCCGTCATATAACTCCGCTTCTATCTCAAATAGCTCGTTCTTCAATGTATTTTTTATAGGAATACTTACGGAAAAAGTGTCAACCGAATATGCGAGTGAGTCATATGGCTTTATAGAAATATCCGAAATGTTCCATCCACCGGAAACCGGCACAAGTATGATAGTTCCAAATTTTGTACTTGATACAAAGAATTGATTGGTGTAATTTCTGTCGGCACCAAAATTGTAATCTTCTCCAATATAGCCTATCTGAGTTCTCTCATCCCCACTCAAGAAATATACATACATCGCGGATAAGTCGCTATTATTCGCCGTAGACTTAACATTCATAGAGAACTGGTATAGAGAACTCCCATTTAATTTTATGGGATTGCTGTTATGCGCCGACCCATTTATTAAATTCTCCTGCGAACTTGCATATGGAGTTAACACCGACGGTGTAGAAAATGAAGAGGATGGATATGCAAGTTTGTTGTTGAAAGCCCCATTAGTTGCGTACCAATACGATTCACTCACAATCGTTGGGTACACGTATGTGGCGGATCGAGATGATTCAATTGTGTTATCTTTGAAAATTACATAGTCCGTCTTGCTAGAATTGTATGAGTGCGAAATAATTGCGCCGTCAATTAAAACGTCGCTGCTCTGTGAAAAATTCAAAGATCCTCCGCTTGTCACCCAGTATTTTGCCAAATGTTGAGACGAATAAAATTTACCGGCGACCTCCGTCAATCCGTTATCAAACCCAGAACCGCGTACTAATTCGTTAGATTCAATTTTTCCCTCGGACATTAAAACTTTGGACTGCGGGTAACTTAAACTTCTACCGTATATTTTATAAGAATTTACTTTCCCACACAGTGCTCTTAGCTTAGTAAAGTCTAATTCCAAAACAGACCTGTAAACCTGTGGATTTTTTCTTGGAAGACTGATCGAAATATTTTTATATACTATTTCATATTGGCCAGAATCCAAACTCAAACAATAAAAGTTCTTCTTGTGGTAAGAATTTTGTTTCGCGGGATCATCCGACACAACATATCCGTGTATATTTGTTAAATTATTCTTAGCATATTCGGAATCTTGGTTGGTCAATCCTATAATCTCAGACACCGTTACAAATGGTATGTCTAAAAGTAAAGAATTCTTGTTTACGATTTTTTTTATCTTTGCAATAAAGTCCGTGTTCAAACTCCCAACATGTACGAGTTCATAGCCGCCAAAATCGGAATAAACAAATTTTGACACACTTATGGATTTCAGTCGAATTTCTTCACCCGACATAACCGAAGTAAACTCAGTCCCAGAATTTCTGTATATTTGATATACAATGTTGGAAGATTCTATATTATAATCACCATTACTATTGTGTTTCGGTGTAACTGCGGTCGAATAAAAGCTCCCAGATGCAACGCCATATGGCTGAGATGGATATTCTGGAACACTGTATATCTTCGGCGTTGCTATAAACTTTGGATATTCAAAAAATCTAACCGCAGATGTGGTTGATATTGTCGTGTCTATCAGTATCTTTCTTTTCCACGTGACAGTTCCGGTAGGCAATTCACCGGAGGTTGGTGCCGAGATCAACGGAAGTTTTGTCGTGGCCGTGACCTTATATGGAACATTTCTATAATATGCAATTTTGCCATCATAGTTTCCTAGATCCGCCGCTGTAGAAACGATTTCAATGTATCCTATACCGGAATAAGCATCTTCCTCTACCTTGGTGTAGTACGTCATCCCATTCGGCGTAGAATCGCCATACTTGGCGTCCTTTGCCCTAGCCAATTGAGTAAACAACTTTGTCCCATCGGCGGAATACACACTAACGCTGGAAGTTGCGTTTGGTAGTATTCTATCGGTCGGATTTACAACAAAAGAGTTCTTGCCTAAACCAAAAATGCTATCAAAGTTGGTTATAAAAAAGAAATCGTTAGATTGCGGGTCTGTGTCTAGAATATCTGCCATAAGTTATATATACGCTTATGGTATAAATATTCGTTACTTGCTATTATCGACCTTACTAAACCCGTTTTCTTTCTTAATCTCCAGATGCTTGTTGACCATGTCTCGCATTGCATCCAAATGGCTAATGATTATTATGAAGTCAAAATTAGTCTTCAAGTAGTCAAACAGCGAATGTATCATTGCGATATTGTCCGCGTCTAGTGCACCAAAGCCTTCATCCACAATCAAGAACGGTGCGCGTGGTAGGTTACTGATGTTTATTAGTGCCACACGAAGTGCCAACGAAGAAACAAACCGTTCCATACCAGAGCAAAGTTCTAGAGGCCACTTTTTATCTTCGTATCTTATAAAAACATTCACGTTTTTACCATCGGTTTCAATGCTCATGCTAAACTCCACGATTTGAGACAAAATATTGTTGACTTCGTTTTCAATTCTAGGAACTGCGTCGGATATTATTCTGTATGGAATACCGTCCTTACCAACAGCGTCGGAATAATATTGATATGCTCCATATTCTTCTTCCGCCGCTTCAACTTCGTCAATTCTCTTTTGTAAAGATGCAACTTGGTCGGTAAACGAAACTTTCTTGCTGTATGCAGATGTGTATTCGGATTCTGCCGCTTTTTTACTCTGCGACAAATTATATAACTCGGTAGTAAATTTTTCTATTGCGGATCGTATGATTTTATTTTTTTCTATTACTTCTTTGGATTTTTCATACAGTTCTATTGCCGTTGACAATTCGCTAATACGAGTTGTCGCCTTTTCAATAAGCATCATCGCGTTTGCCTTCTCCAAGTCTTTCTTGAAATATTGCGTCTCGGCAGTCGTCTTCTTGTTCGCGATACCCAAATATTTATCTCTGGACTCGGTGGAGGACTTGAGAGTTGATACTTCGGATGCAAGTGTCTCGATTGAAGTTTTTAATTCCAAAACTTGTTTTTTGTCTTCGATCAACCCTTCGCGTGCAGACATTGCATCTTTTACGAATACATTATCGCAGCAATATTTGCAATTTGGGTCATAGCTATGCGATTCCAAGTGCTTGATCTTTGCCAATTTGTTTGCCACCGAGTCTTTTAATCTATTCAATGCAATTTCTTGCTTGTTTAATAAAGACGATTTTGAACTGTAAGATTTATAATCCGCGTCTAATTTTTCTGGGTTGTATATCAACAATTCTTTTTCGATTGTAACCTTGGATTCCGCCAGCAATTTTAAATCTCTGACGATATTTTCAACGTTGGATTTAGCCGAAACCAACTTGGACTCCAAGTCTAGTTTTTCGGTTTTCAATCTATCGACGTTGGTCGGGACATTATCAACATTGACTATTTTTAATTTTTCGTCATCTATCGATTTCTTCACTCTGTCCATATCAACTTCAAATTTTTCTTTCTGAGAAGACAAATCCGCAATCTTCAATTCCAATACTTCCAATATAGATTGTATATCTAATATTTTTTTGGATGTATCTTCCTTGTTAAAAGCCTTGATTACACCGGACAAGTCTCTCGATTGATCGTTTGAAACCTTATGCAAAGAATCAAATATGTTTAACCCGATGAATTGAGATAACAATTCTTTTCTTTCGGTCTGACCCATTTCGATGAATGAACCTTGGTTGCCTTGTAATGCGAGTGAAGTTAACACAAAATCTTCATAATCACCGAGGTAGTCTCGGATTATTTCATTTGTGCTACGACGAGCTTCACTGTTCAGTGAAATTTGCTCGGAGTTTACTATCTTGTAGAAATTTACATCAACCTTGACGTTGTTCTTCTTGTCACGAGTACCTTTTCTTTCTATGACGTACTCCGTTCCATTGATTTCAAATGTAAATTTACCAGCAAATGTATTCTTCTGCGAATTCATCACATGCACCGCTTTAAAAGCGCGAGAACTCTTGTCAAACGCCGTGAAACACAGAGCATCCATCAACGAGGACTTTCCACTTGCGTTTGCCGCAAACAATCCATACACGTCGGATAACTTTGTGAAATCAACCTCGTTTTCTTCCCCGTAGCTGAACATATTGGAGAATTCAAACTTTACTGGCTTCCATCGTATACCTTTGGACGCATTTCCACCGACAACAAGATCATTTATTTTCTTGTTTATGGCTTTTACGGAATTCACTGTATCATCGTCCATGACCTCCGAATACTTGTTCTTTAGATAGTCTTCCAGAAGTTTATTTTGATATTCTACATCAGAAATCTTATTCAGATTTGTCTGAATCTGCGAATTTATCTGCCTCTTGGCGTCATCGCCGTCTACCCGCATGAACACTAGGTCGGATATATTCTTGGAAGTTCTAATTTCCGCAACGATTCGCTTGATATCGGTAGCAACGCTGTCTTTGCATTTCACACGCAGTTTTGGCTTAAGTGGCATCGTTGATATATCAGTAATCAACTTACCGTCATCAATTTCTATCGTAAAATATCCATAGTCATTTTGTATTTCAACGTGCGAGAAAGTTCTCGTTTGAATATCCCAAAACGAAAGACCATGGTTCAACAGGTCTTCGCCGTGGTTTTGTTGAATTAAACTTGACGGAAATCTGAATATGGGAGACTTCTTCTTTCGCAGATGAACCTTGTCGGGTAAAAGTTGATCGTCAATAACTTCCCATTGATCAAAATCCGGTTCTTTAGAGAAAAAGTTATACTCTTCAAGTGTTTGCAGCTTGTCTATATAGAAAGTTTGGGCTTTGTGAATGTCCCCGAGAGCAACGATGTCATGCCCATCGAACAGTATCGGAGATATAATCTTATTTTCGATTATATAACCAATGTCCGTCAATGCACCATGAACACCGCCATGATACAGAGCAATCTTTGTATCGAACTGATTCTTTATCTTCTTTGTAACTTTGTTTATGTCAACGAAATCGATAGGATCGCTGAACACACTCATGTTATTAAACAGTATGTTGCCGCACCCATACAAACCGGTGTCCTTCAAGTAAAAAAGTTTACTATGGTCTAGGTTTTGAACAATTGGAGACAAACTATCAAGGCGCGTCTTATTTGTAAGCAAACAATCGTGGTTACCACTGATTAAAATTGTGGGTCTAACGTCGGCCAAGTTTTTCAAGAATTCACTTGCCAACTGGATTGCTTCTGGACTCAAGTCTATTTTTGAATGTAACAAATCTCCGGCAATCAACACGATTGTTTTTTCGGGTGTAGTTTTAACATACTCATACACTCGCTCAAATGACTCACGATATTCATCGTGACGCTTGACTAGTCGAATATGCACGTCTGCGATGTGCACCATTTTTTCAACCGTATCAAATCCGATTTCTAGCTCTGTGTAAGTGTCTGTCATAAGTTATTTCCCCAATCTTAGCATCATAATACCTCTGAAGTCAAGGTAATCAGTGTTTTTAATTGCACACATTGTTTTTTCAAACCCCAAAACGTTTGGATCTTTACCCTCCAACCTTACTAGCTTAACTCGCTTACCAAGACTAAGTAAGTATTCCGATATGTATATTGAACTCTTAAGCGCATCGTCATCCAACACGATGTTGATTTCGGGGCAGTTATTTGAAATTATCGCCGCTTTTAAACTTGGACTCATGGTTTTACCAAATAACGGTACGGCATTTCTCCTTAACGATATTGCGTCAAGGGCACCTTCGCAGAGATGTATTGGATAAGAAAAATCTACTAGATTCTCAAATCCTATGATATCTTTAGATGTTTCACTGTTTTTATATTTTAGTCCGTTACCATCGTAATAGCTTCTACACGAATAGAAATTCAAATGGTTGCTTGCGTCGTATGACGGAAATACTAATCTGCTTGCAAATGGCCCACTGTTACAATATCCTATGTTGTATTTTATAATGTCATGTAGACCAATCTTCCGCTTCTTTGCATATGCTATTGCGTGTTTATAGCCATAGCTACCATCGTCGTCAAATAGTCGTTTAAATTCGCTGGGAAAAGATACCTCTGCGTCTTTAGACTTGGTCACATCTTCTGGCTCTAATTCCATTACAATCTGGTCCGAGAAGTTTTCATTTGATACAAACTTTGGCTCTGGTCGTCCCACTATTTTCTCCAATGCAGAAAACTCCGTCTGACCCGCTTTCATCTTCTGTAGAAGTGAAAATAGACCAACGCCTTTAGCGTTACACACCCAACAGTGCCATTGATACGGACTTTCAACGCGAACCTCCAGTTTTCGCTTGTGGTGATTACAAAATGGGCAAAAGTACTGTAAGTTATTATCCTTCCGCTTTTTGCCGGATTGTTTTAGGGTACTGTCCACAAACCCTATGAGATCTAGTACTTTTAAAGTTGCCATTAACCTGCCAGTGTGCAGATTTAATTAAACTTGTCAATTAAGAAATAGCCCACTGCTTTTTGATGGAACCCATGGAGTTTCATCCATGACATACAGTAGTTTTTCTATCATCTCACGTTGTTTGTTTTTGTCAATCGTAGATTTATCGGGAGTCACGGTATCGGTCTCGGTAGATTCTTTATCCATCTCGGATATTTCTTTCTCGAATTCTTTTTCCAAGTCTTTTTTTATTTTGTCAAATTCTTGACGTTCTTCCTCCGTCATTTCGTATCCCATGTCTCGTTCCGTAGACGCCGCATTGTTTTGTATTTTATTCTTCGCTATCAATGCAATTGCCAACGCATCTGCGTAGTCGTAGTAAACTTTTTTATAATGTTCATAAGCATCTCTTATGTCTTTGAGTTGTTTCTGAGTGCATTTAAAATATACCTTCATATTCTTGGTATCAGCCGGAACTCTGTTTGACTCAAGAATCATGGTAATGATATTATTCAACAGAATTTTTTCTTGATTGTTTTTAAAAGAAATTGCCGCTTCTAAAAAATCCGTGCTGTAATCTTCCGGATCTATATTGTGTTTTATGCAATACGATCTCAACTTTACCTTCGCCGATTCGGCCTCGGCCCCGGTGGCTTTTTCGGCAAGTGCCTTTAATTTTTTAGCAACATTTATGGCCGATGTCTTGGTCATGACGACAAAGACAATACGATAGCATCATACATGTCCTCGTTTCGCTTGTCTAAATTCTTTTTACTATTGTATATCCACCACGGAGTCATGTCATACATCTGTTCAATTCTAGCTTTAACATACTCCTTGGGTTTTATCCCTTTAACGCGAGCAGCCCCCAGCGCCACCTTTCTTGCAGTCATTGCGTTTATAGACTGGACGTTCATTTTATAATACTTCTCCAGAATATAAGCAATAACTGCCTTGTTTTTTGTCAACTTTAACAAAATTTGTTGTGAAGTTCTTCCAAATGCAAACCCAGACAAACTCTCTTCAATGATTATTTTATCAAATTTTTGGTCTTTTAGTGCGGTAATAATCAACGCAACTTTATCATCATACGTGACCGCGTCTGAGATATCTACAAACCCAGCAAACAATATAATTTTGTTTTCGGTTATAGCATAGCCACATGTCGAACATGACAAGTCCAGTCCGAGTATTTTCATGTAACCTTATTATATATTAAATGGCAATGCGACCACCCGGTGCATACGGCTTGTTGTTGAGTTTCAATACGTCTGTGGAATATTGCCCAGCAGCAGCAGTAAATCCGGACGGATTGTTTATTTTAAATTGATCTGAGAATTCGTTTGCGACATCCACCATGTTTGTTGCTGCTTTGGATGTACCCACGTCTTTGGCGTTTCCGCCTCCAACGTTGGCCAGATCGGCGGTTTGTTTATATCTCGATTCAAGATCGGTGGTCAATGATGTTCTTTGGATTGTTTCTTTTGGTGCTGGCATATATGTGTTCTCCTATTGTTTATTATAAATATAATGTTATGTATCAAAACGGACGATAATATTAATCGGCCAATCAATTAAATTTTTTATAGGCTTTCCGAGCTTGCCGATTGCTGCCAATTCCCCATCTTCGTCATACAATCCGATAGTTGTCATGTACGGGGCTAGATATGACCCTGTACGGTCATAGGACGACGACAGTTGATAGTTAAAGAAGTTTGGATCCACATTGAACAGCTTCTTACCGCAATAACGGTCCAAATAACTTATTATATCGTTCACATGGCGTCTTGTTGAACTAGCATCGATATAAGTCTCTAAAAGCGATGGGGTCAGTTTGTTGGTATAGTAGGCAACCAGCATCGCACCATCTTTTAGGTCTATGTCACCGTCACCATCAATATCCAATATTCCGGTCTTTACTAGGTTGGTTTCAATATAATCAAAAATTTTCTTTGTGAAAATTGTATAAGACCCGCTTGCAAAGAATTCTTGATACGCAGACTCCAACAGCAACACGTCTTCGGCTTCTGTCTGTAGCAGATCGTTGCCCCACCAACTATAATCATTCAACGTATCTTGTTCTAACGTCATACCGTTATCAAAAAACACAGAATTGTCTTCAAATCTTTTTTTGTTAAGATACCTCATTATAAAATCAACGTCGTATAAATCAAACACACCGTCTTGGTTGACATCAAATAGCAGTGGGTCTGAAATTAGCGCGGATGGATTTGTGCTGTAATTAAATTCACCAGGTTTTATTGAAACCAAATACTCATGTTCGTATATTGTATGAGTCCCTTGGTATTTCATATCGAATCCACGACTACCAGACATCGTAAGAATATCGTAAAAATTGGAAGATGTGTTTGTCGCCGTGACATATCCATTCCTATAGAATATGTTTCCTATGTATGGATTCTTGTTATATTCGGCATAGTCATATAGGAATACCGATCCACTACAATTGTATGGAAAATATGAAGCGGATTGAACATACGGATCTATAATCGCGGACCTAGATGCGGCATTTGCTAAGTTGTATGTTGGTGATCCCACCGCCAAATAACTCGAATTTATAGCAACGGATTTCCCATAAACACCGTATGGACTATCCTTCTCCTTATTATGCCTCAATACAACGTCGGAACACCAGTTCTTCTGTGAGGTATCGTAGGAATATAACTCAATTCTGCCGAGTACACTATCATCGGACCCCGACGACTGATATAAATATCCGTCGAGGCTAAATTCCGCAGTTGAATAGTTATAATATACATTTCTTACCAACGTATCTGACTCATAACTTACAACGGCTTTGAGCGAGTCAATATCAATTGCCCTTCCAAAATTATTCACCGACTCAAACGTTCTGTCACCGAATGTTTTTTTGATCATAGCATATTCGAACGCATCACATTCTGGGATATAACGATAGTTGTAAAAATAGACCGCACCAAGTATTTTTTCCAATTCGGGCGACGCCCCTGTATATGGAGTAAACCCCTTGTCGAAATAGCTTCCAATTGCAAAATTGTCACCGTCCATCGCCACCGACATACCAAATCCGTCGTATGGTAGACTTACTTCGGTACCATATTCGGGAGAAATTCCGAGGTCTCCATTTGATCCGTCGGCGTAATAAATTCTGTATTCTCCCCACGACGCCGTCGGGCATGCGTCCACCGACGCTGAGTAATATGAGCATGTGTAAAGTGTTGCAAAACCATCACGCTCCTCGCTATAGCATCCAATCAACACTCTGTTATTGTTTGTTTTTAAACACCATCCAAAACGATCACCACTCTGTGCCGCGCTTGATGTTAGCGATGCTTCCTTAGTCCATGTATAATTTCCGGAAATATAAGTCGGGACTGGGTATGGTAAAACTAATGAGCTTGTTAATACGTTTTCACACGATCCACTCTCTTCGTATCTCTTTTTTCTATAGATATGCACAGCCCCAATACTACCACTCGTTCCTGGTGCACCAACCGCCAATATATCTCCATCTATAGAGACACTATTTCCAAATTTATCTTCGTAAGTTTCTCCTTGAAGAACGTTTATTATTCCCCAATTGTCGATGCCGCCCTTGTTTCTGTCGTATACATGCACCAACCCAGTTTGACTTCCGGTTGGCGTTGACCCAAGCGGCGATCCTACCGCCAAGAATCCGCCGTCTATAGAAACCGAGGTTCCGTAACCATCCTCATTTGCAGGAGATAGATATCCGCCGGATATAACAAAATTTATCGTGTCTTGGTTTTGTCCGTATTCATCAACGATTCCTTCATATGAAAAAGGAGAATGAAATCTTCTCATCAGTCTGTGTGTATGACGGCTTTCGTCATACTTAAACAACGCGGCATAGCCATGATAACTTGCTGATAAATTAAACGTGTCCATTGGAGAACCGACCACCAAGTATCTGTCCCACAAGTCAACGGATTCTCCGAAATGTTCGTTGGCTGGTTCAAATATATCAATTGCGCCGGAAACATTGTACTTCCACGAGCCAGTATCTTCCGCGTATACAACGGCCAATCCCATCGCCATATATTCCTTCGCCGTAGTTACGCCCAGTATTTCAACCCTACCATCAGCATGAGTATATGTAAATTGTCCACTACTTGTGTCCCAATATGACGGCGGCGGATTGGTTTTTACCGCTTGTATCAAGTCGTTGTGGTTGAAATATGAGCCAGTTATATACAAGTTTGTCAAGCCGTCGTCAAAAATTTTGTATGTTTGATGTAAATTTGAATTGTCTATTATTTGTACTGTATTTGGTTTAATCTTTTCGCCCCAATAACTTTGCGCAATTCGCATACCAACAAATCTTCCTTGAAGGTTGCGTATCTCCCGCTTTCCGGTGAATGGGTCTGCACCAAATACTTCCAGACCAAACAACTCTGCCGGATTATTTTTGTTTTTATAAAACATAGCGTCGGTGGTTCCGTACACCACACGCTTGTATTTTCCAGATGGATTAACTTCGTCGTCTATACTAAAAGACGCTTCAAATTTTATGCCCTCGTTTATTTCTACAAGATTCTGAAAATACGTGGGATACCCATGTTGATCAAGTGCTCCAGACACAACGCTTTGTATATTCCAATTTTTAAATGTTTGGAATGGTCTTACGGTTATGTCTCCTGCCGAAAACTGCTTGATCATATAACCATAAATATTCTGAAGGAGCAGTTATTTCACCTACAACCACCTACAATATTTTAATTATTATAATTAAAAGTCCAAACGTATGCGTATTAGGCATTCATTGGTGAAGTCTTTTAACACTGGTTGGCTCAATTTTGCTACGGCAACGAGGTCATTACTCTCGTTGTACAAGCCAACAGTTGTGACGTACACTTTTGGATCGGTCGAGAAATCAGCAAATCTTAATTTTCCAATATCTTGCGAACTTGCTGGGTTGTCACTGTCGGTGATAACGAATGTTGGATTGTTGGAATAATTGAAGTCTTGATTCTTTACTCTCACAAAAAAGTGGCGAGCTGGGACATATTCCGTGACTCTGGCTTTCATCGGTTTATTCGAACCATTCACACTGGATGCAGTTTGTAGAGACTGAAATAATAATTTAGTCAATTGTGCAAACTCCGGATTCCACGCGTTTAAATAATCCAAGTCGCCGGGCGATCTTGGACCCACGTTTTTATCAGAAACCTTTCCAATCAAAGATTGGATAGCTCTCGGATTCAATACTACTATTCCCAAGTCTGGATACATGGATCCAATACCTTCATATTTTCTGGTCTCTAGCGAACCGCTTGCAACGGTACCACGTATCAGATTGTAACGTTTGCCGCCCGTTTCGGTGGTTGTAGTTGGGTTATCTCTGGAATCGTCTATGATAGAGATTGTTGTTGAAGAACCGGAAAGAGACATTTCAAATTGGCCCGGATCAAGTCTGTCTTTAAATTTTGTACTTCTGAAATTGATCACGTATATGTCGTCCGAATCTTCGGCGGCTGTAGAAACCGATCCTGTCAAGAAAGAAAATTTAACATCGCCCGGTGACAATAACAAATTGCGATATTGGTTGTAAACAGCTTTTGTCGGGTAAAGTAAACTTCCAATCGACGCGTTGGAGTCGAAAGTTGAAGATCCCAAACCGGCGTAATGGCCGTAGGTCATTGAAAAGTAAACATCTGAGTCGGAGCCGGTTGGTGAACCATCATACACGTTTGTATAATACAAACCATTCAGTGGCTCGTATGCAGACGATGAAAGTTGTGTTTGTCTGCTGCTTGTGTGGAACACGGACCAATTTGTTTGTCCGTCACTCCAAATACCAGTTGATACCGGTTGAGTTCTTCCAGCGACCAAATCTGTAGTTTCGAATGCCTTAAATATCATATTATTCTGCGTTTACGGTTACTGGGATTGTCACTGATCCACCACTTTCATTTCCAACAATTGTTAGATTGGTTGTGATGGTCTGAGTTAAAGCCGAATTTGGTACAAATCGGAATCTTAGTCCAATTGCAACTTGTGCAGTTGTTGAGTTTACATCGCCGATGAAACTTGGGATGGTTGCCGTCGTATTTGTTGACAATTGCTCGCCGATCACTGTACCGGCATTCTTATTTGCAAGAATTGCGGTATATCCAAGTGTTGTGTTGTATGTCGGATTTGTGGCTGGAACAATCACGGACTCGCCGGTGTAATTTTTGCTTACATTGATAGAGCTTTGACCCAAAGATATAACTGGGATAGACGTTACGCCCGATGGTAAGCTCACTAGCTTATATTTCAAAACTTGAGTTTCGTCGGTGAAAGCTTCGAATACCGGTGTATTGCGAATAGCCAAATCGTAGTATGCCGATCCTTGTGGATGATTTGGTTGATACAGACGATAGTCGATTTCGTCGTCGGCAAGTGCAAAGGAAACGATATTTAACCCTCCCTTAGCAGCAAGAAGTTCTCTGCCCTTCTTGGTAAGAACGGCATCTACCGTGACTATTTCATTATTGATGTATGCCATAATATGTTAGTTTGATAATAAATATACAGAACTTTGTCTTTTTTTACTATTTTTATGTAGCTTTTGTTTCAACTGGGTAAGTGTTATTTAAAAGACCCGTTTTTTCATCAACGGTTGTTTTTTTATTCTGACTTCCACGTTTCCATTTTTGCGGAGCATTTTGCTGATCATATGAATTTATCTCTTTTTGTGAGAATACTCTCTTTTTATATATATAATGCGTGGGGAAGTATCCAGTCAACCGTTCACTGTTTATCGGTACGTTTTGCAAAGAAACTGCCTTTTTATAAGCAATACCGTTGTTTGCCGTTCCAAAGAGTGCTCCACTCGTTTTGATTGCGAATTCTTCAATCAAAGAGCCAGTTGGATTCTGGGATATAAACTTGATATTATAATATCCGCGTAGGGACGCAACCGGTGCTGAGGTGAAATTGATACTTCCGCTAAAATAAAATTCGGTGGCGTATTCATTAGAATCAAAGAACCCGTTGTAAACCACAGAACCCAGCGACTGCGGAACGAAACTTCCGGAAATATGCAGATAATCAAGAATCGTGCCATTTTGTCCACCACTCGTCGTCGATGGATTTTGATCATATGGTATGCCGGTAATAGTTCCAAGTAAAAGCCCGTCCAATAAATGTGCAGACGTTTGAACACTCGACGTGTATCCATTTGCTCCGATATCAAATGATATGCTACCAGAATAATACATAGTGCCGCCGCCCGATATCAAATACATTGGGAATTCTGTTATCAATGGTAATGCGGCCAAACTAACTTCATCGTAAGATCTGGATATAGTTTGAACGGTTCCTTCCAAATTTACTTGTTTCTCATACTCGTTCTTATCCGTGCCAGCTAGATTATATTTTCTTTTTACCTGATATGATTTCTTATTGCGGATGACATCAGCCCGATAATACTCTCCCTTGTAGTAAGCTACTCCATTTTCAGAATATACTCCAAACCCATAGTCGTCAGGCACGTCGTTGAAACGTGTGTGGGTTATATCGTTCAAGATTGATGTCCCACTCGTTCCTATATCCAAACTCTGTGTGTAATATGTATTTTTGTTTCCAGAAATACCATACCCCATATTGTAAACAGACCCCGTTGGCATTTCTACATTCTCTTTGAATATTGGCTTTAATTGTAATTTTGGTCTTTCTAATATAGAAGGTTCCAACATCAAACCTTCGATCAATTTTGATCGAGCCGGTATGACCGTCTTGATATAATTGAACATTGATTTGTCAAAATAAGACTTGACCAGATTCATAAATGACTGATAGTCGATTGTACCCAACCCTTGTTCGTAATATATCTCTCTAAATTTTTCAAATTTTTTATAGGTGGCGGCGTAAACAGTGCGCGGGTCGCCTATCAAATCGCCTATTTCAAAACTACCAAAAAACTTTAAAATTTCTTCGTTTTGAATATCTATCGGCGAGAAAAATACTCCTAGTTTATTTGAGTTCTTGCCACTCACGGACTCTAATGGTATTGAAGATCTACTATCCGACGACAGTGGGCTACTCAAAAATTGATCGATTTTATTTATCTTATTGCTTCTGAATCTAGATGCTCCGTATGATGGAACTTGGACGGTTTGCCGCATGTTCTTTTGCAAGAATTGATATGGGAAAACCGATTGGTTGTATGGGCATCCGTTACCGTCGTATAATACTTCCAGCACCGGAACAAAATTGTTTGCGGTGAATATTGGAAAGTCGTCTCTAAACGAAAGATTGTTGAGAGGCAGTGCACCTCCGCTGGCATATAGGTCAATCGGGCGTTCAAACGAGATATGCAATAAATTCTTTTCCACCATTTCGTGCGGAGTAGATGAATCGTAAGCGCCTCTGTACATAGTATGGTTATTAAACCGCTCGTCTGTTAATGCTATCTCCCAGAGCTTTATTTCATCGATACTTCCCCAGAACGATCCGGTTGATCCATACCAGTTATCACCAAATTGAACAGTCGTCCCGTTTCTGAAAGTTGTATTCAGACTACCACTTATCAACGTACTTCCATTCGCCGAGTAAACTATGCGCGAGTCTTCGGCGCGTTTTACCACCAAATCGTATTGGATGGAGTATTGGTCTATCACCGCGTTCGAAGCCGTTGCGATATTAAATTTATAATACGGATCATTCCGTCTCAACATCACGCTATATGTTTTTCCGTCAAAAATTGGTATTTTTGTTGTTGAAACGCTCTTGGAGCTAACTCCATCGTCTATCGTAAAGAACAACCGTCCCCACTGTTTTCCTCTGTCGCGGATCGCTCCAATGTTCCAATAACCAGGCGATCCCGCGATATAAAATATCTTGTTTTCTTCTTCTATTTTGTTTTCGTCGAAACTTACATTGAATTCGACAGTCTGAATGCTGCCAGTCCAACTTGATTCAAAATATTCTCCACTTCCACTGAAGTATGGTTCGTATTTAACGTGATCGAATATATAATACGATTTGTCTGAAGAGTCTATTACACTGTCAATACCACCGTATTCTTTTATCTTTATCAAATTTTTAGGTACACCGAAGCAAGATATGATAGCATTTATAGAAGCCTCGGTCCCCTTTGTTTTATAAATGAATGGTAGCGAGTTTAAAATTCTTCTCCAAATTACGCGATTTCTATCAGTTTCTGATATGGTACCAACTTTGTTATAGAATGAAGAAGACGGTGAAAAGTCCGACTTGGAAAGAGACGACAACAGCAACGGTAAATTTTCCTTGGATATCTCAGATTCCCATCCAAGTGACGTAAGCATGTCAGAAACTATACTGGGGGATATTCCTCTCGCGGGAGAATTAGAACTGTCATTTTTATTTGTGAACTGTTTTATGAACACAGATAAATTATCAAAGTAATGTCCTATCATTCCGACAAACTTGACATACTCTTCATTTCCAGTACCCGTTCCTATGAATTCTGGGAGATTGTTTATTAAACTGTCACCGTTCGATTGGTCGTAGATTGAAGCTGAACTTTGAGACTCGTATGCGTTTACGTGTTCCGAATACCAATTCGGGTTTTTGTATAAGAAATTTTCGTAACCGTCGAATGATGCTTTTATTTCATTGATGGCGTCTTCCGCCGTAGCTTTATCTTTTGTATAAAAAATATCACTCGGCTGTACTAACAACTTGATTTCTAAATCCGAAATTTCTTTTTCTAACAAGTTTATTCCCGACAGCTTTTCATCGAAAGCACTCAGTCGCAATGTTGCGGTTGAAAAATTTATAAAATTTTCAAAATATCTATAATCTACGGTGTCCAAGAACTCATTGTTCAATTTTGCATTGACTTTTGAAAATAGTTCCTGATATAAACTACCAGTCTCCCCCATAAGTTCGGCGCTAGACAGTGTCTCCGTCGAATTTCCCTTGCTCTCTATCTTAACTGTAAAGTTTGGACCTCTCAACGGGATGGTCTGTATTTCTTTCTTTGTAAAATAATATGTGTTCTGAACAATCGGTGCCGATGCAAACATGTTGACTATCCATAACATGGATCCTACGGGAATGGAGTTATCCAGTGGAGATGACAGCTTTACTATCAATTTGTCGTGGAATTTAGGATCTTGCGACTCAATGAACTTGGAGTTCATTATTGGAAGCATCTTTCCATTTCCAAAATTCAAATAATTCTTAAAATAACCAACCAATAAATTGTTGTAATTAGTTTCTATCTTGGATATGGCTGGGAAAAATATCAACGAATAGTATATGTCAGATAAAAACTGGACTATGTTTTGATATGTTTCCGGCTTATATGCATTGATAGCAGCCAGTTCTTTTTCTACTATGAAAGAGAACAAAGAATAATACACATCTTTCAATTCTTGGAAAGATACAATCGTATTGTAATTTTGATGAAGCCAATTATAAAACTGGTCATAGATACCGAGAATGTCTCTGTTATACGTTCCTACGGCGAGTTGATTCTCCTTCTTAACTCCGTAATATAAATCTGTTATAAATTTTATAGCATCTACGTTTTGCTTTAATCCGTAATAAAAAAGAAAATCGTTTGCCGCTTTCGTGTTTTCATTCTTTGCGTAATAATAGATATTGTATATCTCCGGCGATTCTATAGCACTGACTATTTGATCCAATACTTCTTTTATTTGGAGTTTTCCCGTAGAAAAAGATTCAAATTCGCGCAATAATTTTATATCACTTTCTCTGATACTAGTTCTTAAACTTATGGGAATTATAGATACTTCCGTTCTAGATGGAGAAATTTCATCTATCATCAAACGTTGCGAAGAATCAAAAGAGCTTCCGACTAAGTCTCGGTTGAGTTGGATTCCAACTTTATAATTACCGTCGGTCACAGAAAGCTTATCAAGTTCTTGTGCCAGATTTATCAGGACGGACTGTGTATCTTTACCAGAAATAACTAGATCCGTTACAAAATATTCGTGACTGTATGTTACCGGGTTGTTTCTAACGTCGTAGTATGAACCGGTAAAAGGTTTATAAATCCCACTTGGCTTTACTACGGATTCGGTGATAAGAGTATCATCCAAAGCATACACACTTACATCAAAATAATCTTTGTCCGACTTACCAAACGGAAATCCGTATACTTCGGTACTATCCTTTATATAGTCCCAATTATCTTTTTCAATATACGACCCAATCGTCAATGACGATGTAGATGGTATTGTATATTTAATGTTTTCTAAATTCATAGTTCCGTGAATGCAAGCGAGTATTTTGTTTCTACTTTTACATTGTTTGCTTGTGTGTTTTTTAAAGGGATCGTTATTGAAGACACGAACAAAGACCGTGTGTTTTCTAATATTAAGTTTGCAGACTCGTCTATTCTCGGTTGAATAGATCCACTGGAATATAAACTCAGAATATCATCTTGAGAATAACTAGATAAGTATGGATTTACGTTCATCTCGAAATCTTGAATGGAGTGGGAATGTCAAATGTCATTATAGAACCGCTTTGCTCGGCTCGTATTTGAACTTTAAAGTATCTTTCTTGTGGCAATCCACTTGTATCCAACATGAAATAATTTCCATAGGAATCAAAGCTCAATTGAGTGTATGCGTCGTATGGTATAACGTCTTCTTCGGACTCCGCGTCTTTTATCACATAGTAGCTGGATGACGGTAGGTAATATGGATATAGATAGTCCGAAAATCTTTGGATATCCCCCGGTCCTCTAGCGAAAGTTTTAACAGGGTAACGCTTTCTAGGAGTAACATCCATTCTTAGTATCGACCCATACTTATATTCCTTGGACATATTCTTCATAGACACGACCGCGTCTCGTATTTGAATTGGTTCTGCGCTTGACGTATTGAACCCAGGCGTCATCCAAGCTATTTCAGAATCTTCCCAAGCAACATCTAAGTACGGTGAATATATAGTATTAGTTTCCTTTGAGAAAAAGCGCAATGTTCCATAATCCACGGAACTGGTTTCATCACTGTGCATAACTATCAATCCATTGTTTACGATTGTATTGGATATCCACGCATTTACGATGTTTGTTACATCCATGCGCACGTCCGATGATTGATAGTAAAAAGATTGAGAACAAGCCAATCCGCCGGTGATAGGAGCGACTGGCGGAGTTGGTGCTGCGGTCGTAGTCGTACTCGGGCAGTCTGGATATAAATCGTATGGATTTGGACTCACAAAAGGTGGTTCAACATAACCAGAGCCAGACCCAATTAAGCTACCAGATACCCACCAAAGCCCGCCGCCTTCGCAACTTGAAATCGATCCGCTATACCAATATTGCGATTGACCATCTCTGAATTTCCAGCTTACACCATCGGAGTAATCGTTTTCATCAAATTTGTACCCAGTTCCCATTTGCCAAGATTCTGATACAGGATACGCCGCGAGCGTATATGCACTCGGTACTTCCATAGATTCGCAAACCTTCAAGTTGAGGTAAAATCTCGGATTTGTTACTTGGCCACATGCTATCGACTGAGATATCTGTGTTAGATCAAAATATAATAAAGCTCTAGTTAAAACGGAACCTAAGTTTCCTTCGGTACTACCGCACGCATAGTAACTTGTTCTCTTTTCGATTTCGAGTATCTCATCCAACCCAGTGTTCTTGAACATTAAAACGGGGTTACTTGAAATAAATGCGTCTTTGGTTGGATATAAAAAGTAATGCATGACTGTGGTTAATACTATATAAATATACAACCCACCGAAAAATATACATCCTAAAGGCGAATGGTAAGATATTATAGCACTTTTCCGACAATATCCTTAGTTGGATATTTTACTTCAAAAACCGAGGGGTCCAATGAGGGATATATGATCTTGTCCACAGTCGCACTTTGAATATTGTATTCGTATGGGGAATAATCACCATCCCTGACCGTTAAGTTTTTTAGTTTTAAATAATTTACAGACTGTACGCCGTCAACTCTACTTATTTCCAACTCTAATCTACTTAGATTGATTGGTTGACAGAATTGAGCATTGTCTATATTAAAATATGCTTGAACTGTTGTTAAACAATTGGTCAGTACGTCTCTCTTATTGTAATTTTTATATACGATTATTCCAAAATCCACCCCGATGTTTATAATATATCCATCTATTATGTTAACCGAATCCGTTAACATTCTATATTGATTCAGATAAGTTTTTAAATTTTCTTGAATGGCGATATTTGACGTTATTAGTTTCTTTTGACTATTGTAACAGAGTATATAAAGATTGACCGCGAAAGGGTTGTAGTTGGTCTTCGAAGTATCTACAGTTTGATCTGCTATTGCATATGCCTTCGCGATAGATCCGTACTTTGAAGGCATCGCATACGATCTGACTATATAGTCTTGCTGGGTCACCGCTCTATTTTGAGCGGAATGGTTAGCAAGTGCGTTTGTTCTAATACTGTCGTTTGATTCACTACCCATACCACCAACGGCGGGTATAGAATTATTAACTTTTATGGAGCGTCTTACCGTACTTGTTAGATTTTGCTCCAAGTTTGGAAGTTCGGTTATATCTCCGAAAAATTCGACGGATGTTACGTTTGTTATCGAGTTTGCATTTACATTACTCGCCACGCCGCCACCGACCACGTATCGTATTGTCAACGTCGTGTTGGCGGGCGCTTGCCCGTATGATTTTGATGATAGAAAGTTTGCTGGATCATACGAAACATTTTCCGTTCTAAATAAAGATTGGTTTGAAACTGTGTTTACATTTGGGATTATTATTTCGTCGTCTTTTACGTTCGTACCGGCTCCGAATTCTATGAAAGTTGTATCGTCCGAATTTGTGCCGGTGACAAACCTTCTTGATGTTTTTAAGAACTTGATCAAAAATGGAGTAGTGTCTCTGTATTTTGACATCACCATGTCATTTTTGAATATGTTTTCCGAATCTATAGGAACCATGTCTTGAGCCAAATACTCCGTTTCGTACCAACGGTTTCCGTCAGAATCGTACATATCCATTATACCGACAACGTTGGTTTCGGCCAATTCGAATCTGTAGAATGATGTCGGGTCCGACACGGTGACAGTCTTTGTTATTATTTGTCCGGCGGAGGCTACAACGGTCTTTTTTAAAACATAAAATTCAGGTTGACCGGAGGAGTTTCTTTGATAGACCGATATTTCCAACGGATCATTTTTCGTGTCAACTGTGAAATCGACAGGGAAGTTTGTTATGAAACTTACGCCGTTGTCGCTGACCGCAGTCATACCAGGCTTTATTATCTGAGCATACGTTAAGTCGGGTACAATTTCTCCGTTTGCATCTGTTTTAGATGGTACGAGTTGATAAACATCGAGTGAAGTCACAGACGGAGTTGATACTTTTACTCTGTATCCAAGTGAACGCGCCGAGTCTATAATGTTTTGTCTTTCTTCCGAATTTACAAGCATCGATTCCTTGAATTGATAATCTACGTAATAAGACAAAACATCTCCAACGTAGGCTGCCATTTCGATAAACATCATACCCACGGACGCTTCGTTGAAGTCCTTATACGTGTTAGGATAATATACCTTGGCAAAATCAACCAAGGACTTTTTCAACTGTGAAAAGTCTTTGTTTAGATATTTTACATCTTTTTTTGCCGGTTGAAATGATTTTTGCGTTTCTAGTATCATATATTTCCTTGTGCGGCAACCAATGTAATATTTTGTGGGGATGTTATACCAACATTGTCTGCGGTAAATACAACGGATATTTTTACATAATACCCATCTTTCTCTTCGTCTGAGTTACCTACCGTCACACTTTTTATATTGACAAATGGCAACCATTGTTTTACATCCTTTTTTATAGCACTTTCTAAAATAGATTGTAATTCTTCGTTATTGAAATTAAACAAAACATCCCACAATGAAGAACCAAAGTCCAAATTAAATCTTCTTTCTCCCTTTTTAGTGTTTAATAAAAGATAAAGATTTGCTTTTACTTGATCGACCACATCAAAACTTTGGTTAAAATACCCCATAGGCCCGTGCGATATGGGAAAGGTTAACCCGATTGGAGTTTTTACTGCGGTGGACATTGATTAACGACGCTTTTCGCTGACTTTCTTGTCCATTGCTTTTAAAAGTGATCTATAATCTTTTTTCAAAGCGTTGGCCACAGCGGCAACTTCCTTGTTTTCATTCAACTGCTGCGGAGTCAGTTGTTGTAAAATATCAACTGAACTTTGCATGGTTGACTCGTTTGGCACTCCCCCTGTAGTCTCATTGAGAACTTGATTCAATAATGGATTCTTAGAATACATTTTTTGCGGTTGTGCGACGGGGGCTGGTGCATCCGGCTGCTCCATGAATACCTCCACTTTACTCTTAACCGATTGTTGTATTGTAGCAGCTCTATTTTCCAATATTGCCGCCGAATTCTCGGATAGTCTCTCAGCCAAAACTTCCATCAATAACTGTGGAAGTGCGTTATTCACTTCTTCCTTTACTAAGGTTCTAATTATATCGACTAATTCATTCTTTTTCATATATACTATAAATATAGAGTTGTTTTATTTTATTCCAATTTTGGGCACATTAAGTGATGTAGTCGCCGACTGTGCTTTTCCAGCCGCAACCGCAACCGTGGAGGATATCGCGGACCCTCCAATAGAAGGCATTTGAGGTAGATTGGGCGAAAGCGATGCGATACTTGGCACTGACGGTACGGTTGGTAATTTTGGCAACGCCGGTACCGACGGAAATTTCGGTAAGGACGGCAACCCTTTACTAAATGATTTTACTATACCACCGATACTACCCACCGTATTTTCCGAAAATGCCGGTTTTTTAATCCCACCCATGATGCCACCCAATCCAGATGGCATTTTTACATCAACCTTCGGAATTTCAACCTTTGGAACCGATAGTTTTGGTATCTCTACCTTCGGGGCGCCGGGAACTGCAAGTTTTGGAGCTTCTATTTTTGGTATATCCAACTTCGGTGCGGATGGGATATTTGGTACCGATGGAAGACTTGGTATAGATGCCGCCGATGGGAGCGCGGGGGTGCTAGGTAAGCTCACAGTCGGAACCGATGGGGCTGCTATTGTCGGTATTGATAGACTTGGCATGTTATTTTGTTTTTAATTCTCCACCATCATACCCAGGTGCTCCACCCCCACCAACCGTAAATACACGAGTGCTCATCAATGTTGGTAACTTGTCTCTCAGATCTATGAGGTCTTGCTTCATCTGCCTAAGACTTGTGGCATATTCTTTCATCTTATTCGACCAGTCCGCCTTTGGCGCAACTTGGTCGTCTTTGTGAGAGTCTTTTTCGTGTATATGTACCGCATGCCATTCTTCGGCTTGGGAAATCAACAGGTCTGTCTGAGCAATCATCCAGTTGCACAATTGATATATCCAAAATACACTCGTTCTACCCAAGAGAACGGGTTCGTCAGCATCCTCAAATGCCCCCAGATATATTTTTGGAGAATTAATTGTGGTTTTGTCGTTTGTTGTTAAGACTATTTGTTTGTGGGCATCTATAGTAAATTCATCATCGGTGACCATCGCCAATCTCTTCTTGGAGAAATGGAAAGTTTCTTTTGCACGCGAAGAGAATATGAGTCTATCGCTGTTTATAACAACTTGGTCGCCGTCCAACGTTGGATATTTAAAATTGGTCGATCCGGTTGGAGAAAAATTTGGTTGTTCTTCTTTTATGCCGGATTGAAACAATACTTTATTACACGTAGTTATGAACTCCGATATGGTCTTTCCGGATGTCATGTGTATAGAAGATCCATCTTGGTTGATAGACTCGGTTACGTATCCCTTGGCAGTAAATCCTGGACCGTACTTATACGTGGATACCGTGGCTTGCCTATTTCTAAACAGTACGTATGGATTTCCACCGTTCTCAGAATATTCTCCCAAACCATTGTCTATAGACCTGTTTTCATCGTATGCACCGAACCGTATTGAAGAACCAAATCTGGATTCAAGTGATAGGTCACCTTCATACTTTTTCAAAGTTCTTATTTTAGGATTGAACTTAAAATAACTTCCCAGCACTCCTTCGTAATTTGGACCACCAAGCGCATTCATTTTCGACCTCGGTCCAAACATTGGCGAATCCGGCTGACCGGAGAATTCATCAAAATTTTCTTCAACTAAACCGGCTCTACGTTCAATTGCAAAATCGACACTCGCATTTGTTAAACTTTTTAAGTTAACTTTTCTTGTATAATAATAAGTGTCTATGTATTTTACAACCGACACAACGTCGTTTAACAGTGGATATTCTATTATACCGGTATTCTCCAACGGTAAAGCCCAATACAGAGTTTCTTTTCGTTGCCCTTTTTGACTATAATAGAATCTAAATTTTATTCTGCCTATCCACGAGTAATCGTATTGTTCCACAAGTGGAATCCCCCCATTTATATCCGGTGGGAAATCCAATGCATCCGTATACTGTTCTTGAAATACAGGATGTTCTCTGTCAAGTATTATATCCAACACAACGGCTGGCTCAAATTCATAGAATTCAATCTTATCGTGTTTATATTCACGCACGAATCTTTGCGATGCAAGCTTATCTTCTTGTATCCGAGCAGATTCAAAATTCTTTTTGATTTTTTCGTATGCCATTATTTTTTGTCTTTCGACGATTTTGTCGTCACTTCCATCGGTTCTTTTGAAGCTGCGACTACTTGCTCGACACTTGCCATTAATTGTTTTCTTTCTTCGTCCGTAAGCAACATATTACCCGAATCTTCTCCACCGGCCTTACCAGCCATCAATCTTTGGATTATCGCAGCCAATTTAATAAGCTGTTCGTCATTTCTTACTCCCACGTCAAAATACTCCTTCAATAAAGGGACAATCATGGTTGCGTCGTTGATAGTTTTTATCATTTCTCTCAAGTCGGTCACCAAAATGTCCAAAGTGTTTTTCTTCTCCTCCGAATTCTTTACAATATCTTTGCAAAGATCGGAGAAATTCTTACCCTTGAATATTTCAAAATCATTTTCCATTGTATATATAAATAGTCCAACATCTCTGTTTTCAGAGATATTGGACATGTAGATCTTTACTTATTATATTAAGATAAAGAAGAATTTATCGTACCTCTGGAGAAATACTGGTCCGCTATTTCTTTTTGGGCCGCTTTCATTCGATTTATTACTTTGGTAATATGTTGTGTTTGGCAACCCGCAATGTCTCTGATATACAAATAAAGAGCCTTTTTATTGAAAACGTCGATTCTTCCACTGTTTCTAAATATCTCTATCACTGCATTCGCAATCTCAAGATCTCGCGGTTTTGTAAAATACTTGTTTACGTTATTATCCCAAAAATCAACCATGAGTCCTATAAACTCTTTCACTTCGGTGTCGCGTTTTTGATGTTCCGGTTCAATCACGAATTCACCTGAATCACTTGGATGTTCGCATATTTCTATATGTTTCTTGAATCTGCGATAATTGTTATTATTGTCTAATATAAACCAGTTTTTAGCAACAATTGAAAAATAACTGAACGCCTTTCCTTTACCCGCTTCAAACTTGTCTATATTAGCAACCATATGAGATATGGCTTGTTTCTGCACTTCAAGTGGACTTACATCGGAATAACTAAATTTAAATGTGTTGTATACGTTTTCCGCTATTTTTTCAAAAGCGTATTGTATTTTCTCATTATAAATTCGGTTTTTTTCAGCCGATTCCGTTGCCATATTATATTCAATTATACCTTGCTCGGTATCACGTGTGAAATAAACATTTGGTCCTGTTTTTTCAATTGCGGCTATCACCGGCTCATTCGCCACTTCCAAGGGTTTAACTTTTTTTGTATTCTTTAAAGTTGGCTCCTTCTTTACCTTTTTTATTTTTTTAGAAATCGGTTTAGGATTTTTTTTAGCCGCTTTTTGTTTTAATTTTTTCTTCATGTTTTATTTTACCGCTTCGTTGAATTCTTTCGTTATTCTCACAACTTCTGAAAAAACGAAACCAACGTCGTCGTCTTTTTCGAATAAATTCTTATCATCGACCATTTTGAGACGAGTGTATAAAGAATCAGATTCCGTTCTAAACTTAGTCACCCACTCTTCATATACCTCAAGCTTCTTCACTAGATTAAAGCAAGCGTATGCGAGAGAAGCGATGACGATTAGTAATAGAGTAATTATTGTAACAATTAAAATATCCATATCATTCCTCGTTAGTTTCGGTGGAATCAGCTGCGCGTTCGTTGTCGTATCCCAACTCCTCGTTTATTATTTCCAATGCCTCTTCAACATTGATCCATTTTCTCTCGTCAATGGCATCTAATAAGATCTCTCGAATTTCTTCGAGAATATCTGGGTTTATATCCGAATAATTTGATTTTTTACTCATATGATTTTCCAACCAGCATTCACTAATTCTAAAGCTTTTTTATACTTTATATATTGAGTTTCCCCATTTTTTTCCACGACAACCTTATCATTTCTTCCGTGTTTTATTACTTTTACAGGGACAACGCCGACTTTGACACCTTCGTCGGTCATCAAAACGCCATTTAAATGGTCTACCTCGTGTTGAACGCACACGGATTCAAGTATTCCGTAGTCCTGCCCAAACGAATCTTGTGTTATTGGCTCCACGTCCGGTCCAAACGGAATTGGATTTGCATGATTTAGAGTAGATACGGTCACTTTTAGACTTCTTGTTGTACGAGTTTGTTTACTTGGTAAACTCAAACATCCTTCAACATATTGAACCCTCTCCGCACTTCTGTCCGTGATTATTGGGTTTATTAAAATGATTGGTGGTTTATCTTTTTTAACTCGAACGACGGATACGCTTTTTGGAATCCCAATTTGATTTGCCGATATTCCTATAGCAAATTTTACTTCGTCGAGAACCTCGATCAGCTTTGCTGCAATTTCTTCACCCTCTTGTAGAGAAGAAACCGGTTCGGTTTTTTTATGCAGATAGTCTTTGTCTTTTATTATTTTATACTTCATATATAGACATCTAATGCGATGCTTACATAGATATATACATTAAAAAGTTTATGTCAATATATAATAAGAAATTTTTTATGATGGGCGACTGAAATGTTCGTAATCTCTCATTTGAACCTGCGACGGTGGTAAAGGCGCTCTTCTTTTCAATTTTTCGCTATATGGATCCGGCTGTACAGTGGTTGTCGTTTCCTCTATAGTTTCTATAGGATCGGCGGTAGTGGTTGTTTCAGTTGTATTCGGCTCAACCGTTGTAACAACTACCTCCGATTCTTCCGGTGCAGATGTAACTACCGACCCCTCTATATGAGAAACCGGTAAGTTTGTTGTCGTGGTTGTAATATATTCCGATTTTTTTTCTTTATCGTCTAGTGTCGGTGGAAACGTCTTACCGGTTTCCTTTTTATCTTTATGAATCATTATATTATATGCTAAAACCAACACCACCGCCAACGGATCAAATACGCTCATGATCATTAATATAAAATAATTAACCGCATCGTCTAATGGAATGTTCAAACTTTTGGCAATAAACTTAAAGGTTCCAACATCCGTATGCACTATCTTCTCTTTTATCTGGTCGGTTTCAACATGCAATTGCTGTATGGTGTCTTGATTCTTTAATATTTTATTTTTATTTTGCTCGACCATTTCATTTTTTTTACCATTTAAGTTTGAAATCTTATCGTCGCACTCTTTGTTATAAGCCGATATAGCAGCCACTACGTCCGAATTTTCTTTTTCTAGCAACTTTATATTTCCATCAAGTTCGGCACGCTGCGCTTTGGCGCGCAATTCTATTGAAGCTACTCGGTCGTTATACTCTTTAACTTGATCATTGTATTGAATTCGAAGTTTTTCTATTCTATCTTGGGAAGATTTTATTTGAGAATCTATTGCATCACGTTCTTTCTTTTGCAAGTCTTTGGTTTCCCTCGCCTTGTCCATTCCATTCTTTTTAAACAAGTTACCGCTACCCTCGTCCATCCATCTCTTCACCTCTTGGTCCAATATTTCAAGACGGGAATTGTACATCTTTATTTGCTCCAACTCTTTCACAGAGTCGGAATCCAATGACGCTTTTGAAACGTCGAGTGCCTGTTTTGCAGACGCAATGTCGCCGGAAGCATCTTTATTACTATTTTCAGAGGATCTCAACTTTTCTATTTGTTGATTCCGTTGACTTATCAACTGCAATCGCTGATCTGTAAATTTTTTTCTGTTTTCGTTTATATCAACTATTTCGTTTTGGTTGTACGTGTCCTGACGTAAATCCAATATTTCTTTGTCGATGTCTTTTATTTTAACGGCGTTTATTTCTATCTGACGCTCATAGCCTTGGACACTCAACGATGTTGCGGTATAGCCCGCACTAAGATACCCGTATATCCCAATTGAATTTATACCCATCAACACTAATGTTGCGACTAATAAGTAAGTTCGCATCCAAACACTTATGTCATTCCATTTTTGTTTCAGGAATGTCGCCGCCACTAGTTTTCCAATTTCCAGAGCCGTGCCCATTACTATTATTGAAACTCCACCGCCAACGAACAGCAATGTCAGTCCAATAATACTAAAGTAAGCACCGCACGCCGCTATGATAAGCGCAGTTAGCAATACAGAATACGTCAGTAATTTCATTCTTTATATAATAGTTGAATTGATGTATATAATAAATAGTATATATACACAAAAACTCGGTGTGATGATAAAAAAACAACCCCCGACTTTCGTCGGGGGTTGAATTAGGGGCAGTTGGATTTAACCATTACCCTCCACCATCCTCAATAGGTGAGGAACCTTCTATAACCTTTAATTTACTATTTCCGGCTCAATCGGATCATCGGGCGTACCCTTTTGACCAGACGATTTGTTTTTGTAAACAAGTTCGCCCAACTTACTGAGTTCGGATATAACGTCTTTCATCTTTCCAACGTCGCTACTCTGCAATGCTTCCTTACCTTTGTCAATACCTTTTTTGATTTCAGTAACAACCGAGTCTTCGTATTTATTGTCCCTCAGTTGTTTTTCCCATCCATATACTATATTATCTAGGGAATTCTTGGTTTCAAGGTTTTCTTTAAGTTCCTTGTCCTTATCGGCGTTTATTTCGGCTTCTTTTTTCATACGCTCAATTTCATCTGCCGATAGTCCAGACGAACCTTGAATAGTTATATTCTGAATTTTATTTGTACCGAGGTCTTTTGCGGAAACATGTAAGATGCCATTTACATCGATGTCGAATGAAACTTCGATTTGGGGCACTCCGCGTGGTGATGGTGGGATACCGTCGAGTTTAAAATTGCCAAGCTTTTTATTATCCTTGGACATTGGGCGCTCGCCTTGGAGAACAACAACGTCAACTTGGGATTGATTGTCGCTGTAGGTCGAGAATACTTGTGATTTCTTTGCTGGAATTGTTGTATTTCTCGGAATCATTGCGGTAGATATACCACCCGCAGTTTCTATAGAAAGAGTGAGTGGAGTTACATCCAATAGTAATATATCAGTAACCTCTCCCTTTAACACGCCGCCCTGAACGGCTGCACCAATAGCAACAACTTCATCCGGATTTACGCCTTGGTTTGGAGACTTGCCGCCG